AGTGATGACACTAATGTCATGGCGGGTTGTGGAGTGGTTTATGTCGCTTGAAGATCCAAGCACTGCTCAGGCGGGTTTAGTGTCTGTTGTGACAGGGGCTATGACAGGTGCGTTTGCAGTGTGGATGAATCATGAGGGTAAAACTTACGGGTAAATAAGTGATTCATGTCTTTTTGTTATTGGTGTATTTAGGGACGGGAGACGAACGAAAACTAATCAGTAGTGATATGTACTTTCGTGACCTTGAAGAATGTAATTGGTACGCGAAAAACCTTGCAAGACGATATGGTAACTATCGGTATATTGACAGAATGGATGCAAGGGACAGGGTAACAGCGTATTGTGTACCCAAGCACATAGAGGAAGACTCTGTTAAAGTTTACTAGGAGGTAAATATGTTACAGGCGTTAATCGGTCCAGTTACGGGCATACTGGATAAATTTATAGAAGATAAAGATGCTAAAAATACTATGGCGCATGAAATTGCGACAATGGCAGAAAAAGCCGCACACGAAGCGGCGATGGCACAGGTTGAAGTTAATAAAATGGAAGCACAGCACCGCAGTTTGTTTGTAGCGGGTTGGCGTCCTTTTATTGGTTGGACTTGCGGTATTGCATTAGCTTACCATTTTGTTTTCAACCCTTTGATTATGTTCGGTGTGTCGTGGGCGGGGGTAGAAATACCCGATTTACCTGAGTTTGATATGGGTTCGCTTATGACAGTTCTCATGGGTATGCTTGGTCTTGGTGGCCTCCGTACTTTCGAAAAAGTAAAAAAGGTCACAAAATAGATGTCAGACCTTTACATTCACGAAAAACTCCGTAATATAATACGAGAACGGAAAGAGCTTCTTGGACAACAATTACTTGAAGGCCAAATAGAAGATTTTTCTGCATTCAAGGAACTGCGAGCTCGTCTTGCAGAACTTGCTAACATTGAACAGGAGCTACAAGCCCTGCTAAAAAAGGTGGAACATGAGTAAAACTCTTTTTGTACCCGAGTACATCGCGAAAGCGCAACAGGCTAAAGCTGATGAAGCTGAAGCAACCCCTTCCCCCCAAGACCACGCAGTTGAAAAAATGCCACAGCCGACAGGCTGGCGTGTTTTGATTTTGCCCTACAGAGGCAAAAAGAAAACTGAAGGTGGCGTATACCTTCCAGACCAAGCAGTTGAGCGTGAGGCATTGGCTACCGTATGTGGCTATGTTCTTAAAGTTGGACCGCTTGCGTACAGAGATCCTAATAAATTTGGGGAAACAGGAGCATGGTGCGAGGAAGGTGATTGGGTGATTTTTGGTAGATATGCTGGAAGTCGCTTTAAAATAGATGGCGGTGAAGTCCGTCTTCTAAACGATGATGAGATTCTGGCTACTATAAATAACCCAGAAGACATCTTGCACACATAACAGGAGTAAGTTATGCCCGAGGCTAAAAAAGCAGAAGAACTCGATGAGGCCGTTGAGGTTGAGCTCGAGCAAGAAGACCAAGTAGAAACTGCAGAAGAATCTACTGAAGAGCCTGAAAAAGTAGCATCAGATGAAACTTCTGAGGAGGAACTTGAAGGTTATAGCGACAAAGTCAAAAAGCGCATTGAAAAGCTGACTTATAAAATGCGTGAGGCTGAACGTCGTGAGAGAGCCGCTACGGATTATGCTAAGTCCATGCAAAAACAAATGAACGATCTACAGACTAGATCTAGTCAAATTGATGAGTCTTATCTCTCGGAATATGATCAGCGTGTGAATACGCAAGAAGAAATTCTATAATCCAAACTCACTAACGCTATTAATTCTGGCGATGTAGAAGGCCAGATAGAATCACAAAAGCAACTTGCCAAACTTGCTATAGAAACAGAGCGGTTGACTGTTGCTAAAGAAGAGTTTGAACAGCGGAAAGCCCAACCTGAAAAAACAGATCAACCTCAATCACAGTCACAACCCCCTGCCCAACCAGACCCTAAAGCACGGGCATGGGCAGAGCGTAACGAGTGGTTTGGCCAAGATGAGCCTATGACGCTAACGGCATTTAGCATTCATAAGCGTTTGGTAGAAACAGAATACTTCGATCCACATAGTGATGACTATTATGAAGAGTTGGATCGTCGTATGCGGAGTGAGTTTCCGCATAAATTAGGGGGAGCTAAACCCAGCAACTCAAATTCTAGGTCACCAGTAGCCCCAGCTTCACGTTCTTCTGGTAAGGTTCAGAGCAGAAAAATCAAGCTCACTCCTTCTCAGGTTGCAATAGCTGATAAACTTGGTGTAAGTTATGAACAATACGCGAAGCAACTTGCTCGCCTAAACTCGTGAAGGACAAGATCATGGATCGTACCCCACGCACTGCACAAACTCGTGAGAAAGACTCACGCCGCAAACCTTGGCAACCACCATCCACATTGGATGCACCCCCAGCACCGGAAGGTTTTGTTCATCGCTGGATCCGTGAATCAGTTATGGGTCAGGATGACAAAAAGAACCTTTCAGCTCGCCTCCGCGAAGGCTTTGATTTAGTTCGCGCTGATGAGTACCCCGACTTTGAATCCCCTACTGTCCAAGACGGTAAACACGCGGGAGTCATAGGAGTGGGTGGTCTACTTTTAGCTCGTTTCCCTATTGAATCGAAACAAGAGCGTGACGCATATTTCCGTGGAAAAACTTCGGATCAAATGCAAGCTGTTGATAATGATTTGTTTCGGGAAGAGCATAGTTCGATGCCTATCCTTAAACCAGATAGGCAATCTCGTGTAACCTTCGGGGCTAAAGGTGGCTCCGAAAACTAAGAAGGATCTTAAAGCATGGCAAATAATGATGTTGCTTTCGGACTACGTCCGTACAAAATGCTCGGGGCTGGTGCTAACACCAACGGCTTGATGACCTTCAAAATCCAGACTTCAGGAACGGCTGGTACATCTTCTGTGATTTATGAAGGTACTCCTGTCATTCCTCTTGCCAATGGTCTTGTGGATATTGTAGGTGCGGCGGCTGGTGGTACTGTACCCCTCCTCGGTGCGTTTATGGGTTGTAATTACACTGATCTTAACGGTACTCCCGTTTGGACAAACAAGTGGCCAGGAACTGCCTCTGTAAAGAGTGGAACTGAAGCTACTGCTGTGATTACGGCTCACCCTGATCAGCTCTTCCTCATCAATTGTGATGCGGCGGCGGCTGACACACTTGTTCACGCGAACGCTAATTTTGCAAGCGGTACATCTGGTGATGCGACGACTGGTAAGTCTTCTGCTGAACTGGCTGTATCAACAGCAAATACGACGAACACCCTGAATCTGCGTATTATCGGTTTTGAAGATTCTCCTTCAAACGATGATGCGACTGCGGCAGGTCGTCTAGCGATCGTACAACTCAACAATCACTTCTATCGTTACAATGCTAACGGTACTGGTGCGGGCGTCTAAGGAGGGTTCGTAGATGGCTATTTCAAGAGCACAACTGCTAAAAGAGCTAGAGCCTGGACTTAATGCTCTGTTCGGCATGGAGTACGATCGGTACGACAACGAGCACGCTGAAATCTTTGAAACCGAAAATTCAGATCGGGCTTTCGAAGAAGAGGTAATGCTTGCTGGCTTCGGTCAAGCTCCAACAAAAGGTGAAGGTGCGGCTGTTAGTTACGATTCAGCTAACGAAGCATTTACCGCTCGCTATACACACGAAACTGTGGCACTGGCGTTTGCGATTACTGAGGAAGCAGTAGAGGACAACCTCTATGATCGCCTCAGCTCGCGATACACCCGTGCGCTGGCTCGTTCTATGGCGAACACCAAACAGGTGAAAGCGGCCTCAATTCTTAACAATGCGTTTGATAGTAATTTCTCTATCGGCGATGGTAAGGAATTGTGTGCTACTGACCACCCGACTGTTGGTGGTGGTAACTTCCGGAATGAACTGTCAACTGCGGCTGACCTCAACGAAACTTCGCTTGAGCAGTCACTGATCGACATTTCTAACTTTATCGACGAGCGTGGTCTTAAGATCGCACTTCGTGGTATGAAGTTGGTTATTCCGACAAACCTCCAGTTTGTTGCCGAGCGTTTGATGGCATCTAATCTGCGTCCTGCGACTGCAGACAATGACATCAATGCTATCCGTAACATGGGTATGCTTCCTGACGGTTATGTGGTTAACCACTTCCTGACCGATACAGATGCGTTCTTCATTAAAACGGATGCGCCTAACGGCTTCAAGCATTTTGTTCGGACTCCCATGCAAAACAGCATGGAAGGCGATTTCGAAACAGGCAATGTTCGTTACAAAGCTCGTGAGCGTTACAGCTTCGGTGTTTCCGACCCACGTTGTGTGTTTGGTTCTCCTGGAGCCTAAACAAAATTCATCAAAACAAAAGGGCGGCTTTTCAGCCGCCCTTTTTTGTGATATAGTTGAAATATCAACCTTGACTGCGTAAGCAGACACTAGCCACGACAAGGAGATTCACATGGCTAAATCGACCTTTTCAGGTCCAGTTGTTTCTAACAATGGCTTCATTACTGCTGGTTCTGATTCTGTTGTAAACATTACAGCTGAGACCACTCTTACTTTTAACGCACACGCTGGACGCGTCATTGAAGTCAATGATGCAGATGGTGCAGTTACCCTACCTTCAATCGCTTCTGCTGAAATCGGTGCAGTTTACCGTTTTTTCATCGGCACAACGGCTTCCGATCTTGACATTAAAACAGATGGTACCGATAAGTTTGTTGGTTCTATTTCTGTTGGTATCACCAATAGTACACATAAGCGGTTTGTTCCTGGAGCAACTAATGATGTAATTTCAATGAATGGCACTACCACAGGTGGTATTGCTAACAGCTATGTTGAAATTACTGCTCTGGCTACTGCCGAGTATATGGTTCAAGGACAGTTGATTGGGTCAGGCACGATTGTTACTCCTTTTGCTGATAGCTAAGAGGGGTATAACTCATGGCTGGATCTGATGTACAATCAAAGCGGTTAACTGCCACTGGCTCTGCTGGTGTTGGTCCTGCGCGTATCCGTCAGATACAAGTTCTAACAGCAAGCGGCACACCTCGCCTTACCATTACAGATGGTAATGGCGGGGCTACCGTTTTGGATTTAGATTTCCTTGCATCTGATTCACACTCCGTAAACATCCCTGCAGAGGGTATTCGTGTAACAGATATTTATGTGTCTGCTTTCACTAATATTACTGCTATGACGGTGTTTTATAATTAAAGGAGACTCGAATGGCTCGTAAACTTAGCTCTATTACAGGAGTTGAAACGTGCGAGCCATTCGAGCTTCAATAGGGGTTCGTTTGAATGGCTACAACTAAAAATGTCAAACGCTCCCCCAGTGGTAAACTAAGTTACAGGGGGGAAACTTTTAGTGGGTACAATAAACCTAAACGTACTCCTGGAGCGAAGAAAAAATCTGCGGTATTGGCTAAAAAGGGTGACCAAATAAAGTTGGTGCGATTTGGCGACCCTAATATGAAAATTAAAAAGAGTATCCCTGCTAGGCGTAAGTCTTTTAGAGCTCGCCATAATTGTGCCAGTGCTTCCGATAAATTCTCGGCAAGGTATTGGTCATGCAAGGCGTGGTAAAGTTTATGGCAGATCGTGGTGTACATGACTTGGAAATTGAGTTTACCGAGTGGAAAACAAAACAAGATCATTTAGTTCGTCATGTTGATGAACTTCATGACGATATGAAAGAAGTTAAAAAGGCTGTGTTCCAAGCAAAATGGATGTTGATCGGAGCTGTGGTGGTCATTGGTTTGACAAACAGTGGTAGCCTTTTGGAACTTATTAAGTTGATGAAATAATGGCAATGACACGGGGACAAATGCGAAAGCAAATAGAGAAAGCTCCCGCTTCTAAAAAGAAAAAGAAGCGTAAAATCCCTGCCAAATATTTAGCTGGTCTTAGTTCTGCTGATAAGGCCAAGCGTAAAAAAGAAATACAGCGGAATGCTAAAAAGTCTTCAAAGGATTCCTCTGCATATGTTTTCCCTAGCGATTATAAGAGCTCTGGAGTTAGAAGAAAAACTAAGGAATCCAAGTACACAAAAGCATTTCGTAAAAAGTTTGGCACTACGAAGAGGAAAGCCTAATGCCTTACAGCAAATACACGCCAAAACAAAAACGGCTTGCCGCTATTGCCCCACCCCGCAAAAAGATCACCCGTGCAGATATAATTACTGCGGCTAAAAGGAAGAAAAATGGCACTAAATCCAAGCGTAAAAAAGGCTCTAGCTAACAAAGCAGAGGTGGCTCGCAAAAAAGGTAAGAAGGTAACGGCTGGCCAGCTCCAGCGTGTATATAATAAAGGTCTAGCGGCGTACAGAACAGGCCATCGTCCGGGAGCTACGCCTAACCAATGGGCGATGGCTCGTGTAAACAGTGTCTTAACGGGAGGTAAGGCGGCAAAGGTTGATGCTCATATTTTTGGTAAGGGCAAAAAACCAGAAAAGAAAAAGCCGTCTAAAACGAAAACATGAGTTTTTTACAAAGCAATATTCCATATTTTAAATGTTGGGTTAGAAAAGAATACACCTGTAATCACGAGCAATATCATGGTGAATTTTTATCTGCTATGGCGGTAGCCGTGACTACTCTACCTAATAGGTGTTTAAGTTTTCAAGTTATTTTCACAGGGTACGAAGCTGATGACGATGACGAGGGTAACGAAAACGTCCATGGCGGGGCTATGTGGGCTAGAATGCCTATAACCGCCCTTGTGGGCGACACACCTTTTGATGAGTGGCCTTCACCTATGGATGTGCATCAGGCACAACCTTGGGATTGTATGTCAAGAACACACGCTGTTTATTCTATTGACAGAGCGCAACCTTGTCCGTGGTTGGCTAAAATAGGTGGCGATTTTTTCCCAGCTAAATACTATTTTACGGTAGACTATACAGATAGCGAAGTAGCTGATGATCCTGCTCAGCATAAACAGAGCCATGTTTTAGAACTCTTAGATGCTGGCGAATGGACAGGAAATATGGTAGCTTTACCTAACAACAGGGTTAGAGTTACACACCCTGCATGGTTTGAAACAGGCAATGGTGCGCCTGACTTCAAGCCTTCTCAACACATTCACTATTCAAAATCTGATTTAGACTATACAATGGATGTAAATCAGATCTTTAACAATCTTTATGCCAACAAGGAGTAGAGTATGAAAAAGAAAAAAGGTTACGCAAAAGGTGGTCGCACAATGAAGTCAAAGGGCGGCATGATGGGCGGCAAGCGCATGATGAAGTCAAAGGGTGGCATGATGGGCGGCAAGCGCAAAAAGATGAAAAATGGTGGCAAAGTGGTAAAAGGTCCGCACTCATAAGGAGTAAGTTATGGCGACCTCTGGTTCTACGGACTTTGAGTTAGATGTAAGTGATTACATTGAAGAAGCATTTGAGCGTTGTGGTATGTCCGTCCGCACAGGATATGACCTTACTACAGCGAAAAGGTCGCTTAACCTTTTGTTTGCTGATTGGGCTAACCGTGGTCTAAATCGTTGGACAATTGAGCAAAGCACCGTTTCTTTGGTTGCTGGGACAAACAGTTATAACCTTGATTCAGATACGATTGATGTATTAAGTGCTGTTATTCGTACGAATGCAGGGGAGTCTACCCAATCCGATGTTACCATTAGTAGGGTAAGTCGCGATGAGTTCCTGAACATCCCTAGCAAACTATCTCAAGCAAAACC